CGCCGTCACGCGCACGCTCGATGACCTCGAACTGAATCTGCCGGGACACGACCTTGCTGTCGAAGTTGGCGACAGCATTCTGGCGGTCGTCCTCGGTTTCCCACGGCGCGTTGGCGATCTCGTCCCGGCCTTCCTGCCACAATCCGCGCAGCGCGAAGGTCTCGCTCCGCAGCTTCGCCCCGTTGAGCGCGTCCTCGCGGATCTTCTCGCTTGCCTCCCACCGGGTCCGCTCCGCCCAATCCGCGCCCTGCCAGCCTTGATCGACGGCATACTGGGTGAGGTTCTCTACCGTCGCCAGATCCCCCGCGCGAACCGCCCGCATGATCTCCGCGCCGTTCGATTGGTTGGCCAACTCCACGACCTGCTTCGCGGCGTCGAGGCCCACGCGGACACCGTGCCGGTTGCCGAAGGTGATGACCCGCGCCGAGATCTGGTCCTTGGCCGCCGGGGAGAGATCCTCGCCGGAAAGCAGGTCGTTCTGGATGCGCTCCATCCGGCCCTTCCACTCCGACTCCCACCGGGTCGGGTTGGGTTCAGTCAGCTTCCAAGCCTCGAATTCGCCCACCTCGCGGTCCATGGCTTCCTGCGCCTCCGAAACCTTGCGGAAGTTCCACGCCTCGGCAATGCGCTGGCGCACGTCGAACATGGCCTCCCCGAGGTTGCCGACGCCCTGCCCCAGGTTCTGGAGCCCCCTGGCGCTTGCCTGGCCGAGTTCCGGCGAGACGTTGGCGACGGGCTGCTTGACATCGCCCAGGGCGTCCGCCAGAGAAGCGATGCCGCGAAGGGCGGTGGACGCATCGACCCGCAGCCCCTGCTCGGACTCCATGGCCGGAGCCACCGGCTGGGCCGGTCCCTCTGCTCGATATTGTGGAATGATGGGCATTTTAGGGTCTGGCTTCGAGTTTCTTGACGGCTTCGAGGATCAGGGCGCTCTGCTCCTTGATGTCCGCGAGCTGGTCCTCGGTGCGGTCGAGGCGCTTGTCGATGTCGTGGAACTGCGCCTGCGACGGAGGAGGTGCGGCGTCGAACCGCACCGCCCGCGTTTCCAGCTGCGCGACCTTCGGTTGCAGCTCCGCGATGTCATCGCCATGCTCCGCCTGCACCTGGTTGACGGTGAAGACCCACCCGGCGACCGCCACGCCCGCCGCCGCGAGGCCGCCGAGAGCCCATGCGATGACCTTGAGGGCGGAACCCGCGTGGTTGATCCGCTCCAAAGCCTCGAAAAGTTCGTGCTGTTCCTGTTCGCTCATCAGTTCAAAGTGGAGGCTCATCGCCAAATGGAGGATCCCGCCGGACGCGAAGTCACGCCGGGGAGGTTCATGCCGAGGTAATTGCTGGTGTAGTTCTGCTGGAGGATTCCGCCGACGCCCGCGAGGGCCGATCCGAGGGCCGAGGTGGTCGCCCCTTGGGCGGCGTCCATTCCGGCGAGGCGCTTCATCTCCGCCTGCTGGAGCGCCATTTGGTAGGCAGTCTGGGCTCCGATGCGACCGAGCTTGTTGGCAGCCATGGAGAGGGCGGCTCCCCGCTGGCCCATCTGGTAGTCGGCGCGGGCGCGGGCGTTGCCGAGGGCGGCCCCGGCCTCGATCATGCCGGCGCGGGCGAGGGTGTCGTTCCGCTCGAAGTTGGCCGCATCCTGCGCGTCCTGCACCTCCAGGGCAAATTGGGCCGCCGATTCGGCCATGACCTCCAGAGGGCTGCCGGACATCATGACGCCGCTCGCCGCCGTGGCCGCCTGCTGCCGCCCTTGAAACTCATCGAAGGCACGCATCTTCCGGCGGATCGCTTCCCGGCTCGATGCGGTTCGCGCTTCGGCAAAGTTCCGCAGTCGCTCGGCGTTCCGCTGCTGGGCCTCGTTCTCGGCAATGGCAAGGCGCAGGTTCGCCCGATTGGCTCCCCGCTGGATGCCGATGCCCACGCGATTGAGGGCGAGCTGGTTGAGCGTCGTGGCCCGTTGTTGGGTCGCGTTGGCGGCGTCGATTCCCGCGTTGATTCCGGCGGTCTGGGAATAGCGGCGTGCGCTCCCCAGTTGCCCGAGAACGCCGATCCCTCCGCCGATGGCAGAAATGAGTGTGGGGAGAATCATCATTTGCCTAGGACTTCGATTTTTGGAATCACCGCGAGGATGTTGCAGGGAAGCGGCAGGGTCTGGCGGAGCGTGAAGTCGATACTGGTCTTGTGTGCGCCAAGGTTGGTAATGTCAACCATTCCTGTGTAAAGCGGCTCGGCCTCGCCACTGTTGGTTTCGGTGGACCGGCCCAGCACCTCGAACCACTTCGATTCGGTCGCGGACGGGTCGTCGGCATACTGCGCCCCGAAAGTCTTCCACAGGTTCAACGTGGCCCGCTTGGCGACAAAGCGCCGCCCCTGCGCCGTGCCGTTGTCCATGCCCACCTCGATCTTGGAAGGCTGGAGGCGCGAGGTATACGGAATCCCCGCGATCCGCACCGCCGCCGCCGTCCCGATGGACACTTGACCGGCGGAGACGACCTTGGACTCCTCGACCCCGGCGTCCGCGAGGATGGCCACCGTTGAGCCGTTGAGGTGGGTCAGGCCGGAAATGGTCGTGCTGGGTGAGCCGGAGACGAGGACCGCCGAATCGACGTAGACCAGTTCGTCGGCATTGTTCTCGTCGAGCTTCGCGAAATGGTCCGGGTCGAACCGCTCGATGAGGCGCGTCCCTCCCCGGTTGACGACCAGCCAGACTTGATCAGCGTCCCCTTCGTCGCCGTAGATCACCGCGACGGATTCGACCAAGCCGGTTCCGGAGGTGTGGCGAGCCCAGGCAATGACGCTCTGGTCGGGCTCATAGGTCAGGGAGAGGAGGACGCCATCGTTTCGGACCGCCCAGATGATCGGGTCGGGTTGTTGCTGGAAGGCCATCTGTCGGATCCCGGAGCGGGTGATATGCTCGGCCAACAGGGTCAGGTCACTGGCGACACCCTCCCCTCCCTGCCCGTAGCTGAACTGGCGGAGCTTCCGCGCCCCCCGCTGGAGGAAAAGCAGGTTGTTGGCCGCGACGAACGCCTGGCGGTGCGTTGAGCCAAAACGCGATTGACGCCGGACGAAGATGTTGCTCGGCGTGATCGCCGTCTGCTGCGACGTGGCGGCGGTCCACTCCTCACTCTGCGTGAAGATGACGAGGCTGGAATGCGAGACCAGGCTTTGAATCGCGGAGCCCTCCTGCGCCGCGAGCGTGAAGGCGAGCGCATCGTTGTCAAAGGCGCCTCGGCGGAAGTTCTCGTAGTCCCCGGTGGCGGAGGCCCAGATCGTGTTGGGCTGGAGTTCGGTTCCGCCAAACCAGAGGCGCTGTTCGTGGAAGCAGACGGCCCGAGGCCACCCGGCGTATTCAGCCCATGCCTCAATGGCCCATTCGGTCGTTGCGGCGGTCGAGTCGAAAGGAAGCTGCACGGCACAATCAACCACTGGGAGCGATTCGTTAAACCCAATACCGTCACTGATTCGTGCGTAGCCGACGCGGCGGGAGTCTCCGGCTTCGAGGTAGGCAACGGGTGACGCCCCGGAAGGCGTTGAGGTGTGGGTCACGTCGAGGCGAAGGTCGGTCGCCTCCTGAGTTGCCGAGCTGAACACAATCTGCCGTCCGCCGGTTTCGGCGGTGAACTCAAACGAGCGCAGGGTCGTCCATGCTCCGGCCTTGTCCTTGGCCTGCACCCGCAGCGTTCCGGTGAAGGTTCCGTAGGTGAAGACTTGGTAGGATCCAAGAATGTTGACCGCGTCACTGCTTGCGGTCCCGCCCAGCGCCAGTTTCACATGACTCGCCGCACGCCGTTGCGACAGCATGATCCTTGCGCCGGTGTATTTGCCATACTGAAGCGTGTCAGTGAACGGATCCGCCGTAAAGTTGATGTTTATGGAACTTCCCGATGTTGCCGAAGGGGTGGCAGTGACGCCGGAATTGTTGGTGTCTCGAAAGGCGGGGAAAGACCAGCTGACTCGCGACCACTGAAAAGTGTCCGCGTTGAAGTTGGCGCGGAAAAATCGCTCCAGCTTCTGGGGTGGATACTTGGGGTGCGCGAAATAGGCCAGGTTCCCCAACTGCGCGATCTGAACCTCGAAGAGGTCGGCGGCCAGATAGGGCGTGGCAAGCTGGAGCGGAAGGTTGTAGGGCAAATTGACTTGGTCAATGAACGGAGTTCCGTCGTCGTTGTAGATGCGGACATACCCGTCCCCGAAGGCGAGAATGTAGCGGGTCGTGGCTGAGACGTTGAAGTCGAAAAGTCGGATCGGTTCCTGGTTGGTGAGCGAGGTCAGTTCCCATGCGCGGTCTTCGTCTTCCCAAACCCAGAAATCCCCAATAGGATGCCCGATGTCTGCGCCGGAAGGGGGGCGGGTCGCGGTCAGGTTGCTGGTTCCGGTCACGTCAGTCCAAACGAGGATGCCGGAGTTTGTTGAATTTCGTTTCCAAAGTTTCCGGTTGTTGCGGACCCAATACGATTCACTCGTGTAAGCTCCGGCGCTTGTGTAGCCCTGCGACGAATTGTTGCTTGAAGTCGGGATGGTGATCCCGTCCAGATTATTTTTCGCGGTGGACAAAACCCAGGTTGCCGAATTGGCGCTGGACGCAGTGCATACATAGACCGCCCTGCCAGGCTCATCAACCCACACTGAGTTCACGACGAACCCCTGCGAGTTATTATCCGCCGACGTTGGCGGCCCGTTTCCATCCAGCTTGTTCTGAACGGTGACCAAGGTCCATGTCCACGGTGACGATGACGTCACCTTGTAGACCGTCTTGCCATCATCCTCGAGGTAGAGCGAATTGGCCGAGTAAAAATTGCCCATGCTAAACCAAAGAGAACCGACTTGATAACCATCGCCGGAGTCGTCAGATGGGATCGGGAATGTGGTCGAAGTCTTGTTGTGCTGCGCCGTCGAAAGCACCCATGTCGCGGTGCTGCCGTCGGCGCTGGAGCAGGTGTAAACCGCGCCAGTGGAAAGATTCACCCAGACCGATCCAGAGGAAAAGCCCTGTGTCGTGTTTGCGGCACTGGTCGGATTGGAAGCGGTTGAATATTCCACCTTGGCCGTGACCACGACCCAATCCGCGTCGTTCAATCCCACTCCATTGGCTCGAAAAACGGTCGGAGGAGGCGGAGAATTTCCATCGGGGAACAATAGCCTGTGGTCGGGATTCACATTCTCCACCCAATCCGCCAAGGCGTGCTGGGTCGCGAGATACATGGTCCCCGGCCTGCGAAAGGCTCCACCGTAAATCTTCGGTATGAAGTTCTCCATGATCCGGCAGGAGAACGGGTGCTTGGCCTCGTCCACACGGGCGTCCATGAGCGGGGAAAGTTCCCCGGCGTTGAAGCTGTTTCGATGGACGTGGATGCTCATCAGGTCTTGATGATGTAGTTGAGGATGATGGTCGGCTGGAGTGACGACGCGCCTCCCGTGGGAGTCGTGACTGAGGTGACGCGAGTCGCACTGCCGCCAGTGGTTGTGGTGCTCGCCGACGAACGCGTGATCGAGTGCGAGTGAGTTTCTGCTCCGCCTGCGTTTCCGAGGATGTCCCCGTCGAGAGATGCCGTTGTGAGTCGCCCGGCATTCCCTCCGCCTGTGCCGACGGTGTTGTTCATGTCATCACGCCCGGCTGCGACACGACCACGAAGGTCGGGGAGGGTGAAGGACGACGCATCGACGGACCCGTAGGTGGTTCCGATGGCGGTGAAAAGGTCGGCGTAGGTCGTGCGCGAAACAGACGATCCGTCGCACCACAACCACCCCGCAGGGAGTACGCTGCCCGCGTATGGCGAGACCATGCCTGTGGGCACCCCGGCACCTGTGTCACCTTTGTTGCCAAACACGATGATATAAGCCCGAAGCACTTCAT